CTATCCTCCGAAGCAGACCACGGAAAAAACATAGCATCAAAACGGTTATTGCCAGTTACAGCACCATTCCAAAGATGATGAAAGAAATTCCCAGACCCATTAGCAGTAGACAACCCGATAATCCGACCACCAACATCAGCCACTGGCTCGATAGAAGCCCATGCTTCCTCAGGGTTAGGAAGGAACGCCCATTCGTCAACCACAACCAACGAAGCCGACTCACCACGAGCAGGATCGGATGCCGAAGGCATCGAAGTAACCTGTGAACCATTAGAAAACACCATCCTTTGCTGATGCTCAACCTGCTGAGTTGGACCACGCTCCAACATCCAATCAGGCAAATGCTTAAACCCATACTTAGTTTTACGCAGCAACAAAACCGCTTCACGCTCTGTACGCGACAAATCAATAATGTTCTGATCTTCCTTAAAAAAAGCGAGCCAAAACTGGTGAGCGGCTATAAGAGTCGTCCAACCAATCTGACGAGCCTTTAAGGTAAGACTGTAACGGTTGTCACCCCATCTTTGTAAGGCTTGTTCTTGTGCGTCCCGTAAACCAAAAAGGATACGACCATGAGCAGGATGAGCGATATGCCAATACTTACGTAAGAAATACGACTCATCCTTTTGACACTTTCTCCACTCTGCTTCCTGCTTTAACTCTGATACACGCGCCATAAATTATCCGGGATGATTATTAATAAACTGCTCATACTTCTCAGGCGAATCCAACACTATCGTAGTGTAAGAATACTTAGCGTTATCATCACCCTTCCCAAGAGTAACAGTAATCGCCCCTATCAAAGTACCAACAGCAACCAACAAACCCGTAATAGCCGTAATAATCTTAACTGCGCTCATTAACCCGCCTCCACAAAAATACACTCACCCGGACATTCTTCAGCAGCATCAATAACAGCCTCCGCTAAATCATCAGGAACATTCACAGAATCCGCCATCTTATGAGTAGGTTCTTTAGGAATCTCAGACCCCGCTTCTTTAACATAAAAAAGCCCGTCATCATGTCCGTGAAAAATGCTTGGACAAATTTCCTCACACAACCCATCTCCCGTGCATAAATCTTGGTCAATCCAAACCCTCATCTAACCAAACCACTCTCGTAACATCCGTGCTAACACCCCAACCACTAACGCTGTAGACAATATAAGGCACACCATTATCGCCGCGGCAAGATAATCGTCCAAATTCCGACTCCACTTTAACCGCACGCTTCGCACTCCTCAGGGTTCTCCAACCCACAAACAAGTTCTTCATCATCATCCAACCCGTCAAGAACCTCCCAAGCCTCAACAGAGAAACCACCCGCGCTCACTTGCGCTTTTTAGAATGAGTTATCTTCTTGCCAGTGCGCTTAGAAGCAGCCTTAGCCGCAGCACGCCCCTTAGCCGTATACGAATAATGTTTACCACCAACCTTAGGCATCTTTAACCATCCTTAAATTAATCACCTCAGCCTCTAAAGCCTCAGCAAGTTCCTCATCTGAATAGCCCGCAATGTCCCGCTCATCATCCACAACAACTTTCCGCTTAGGAGTGAACTTGTCAATATACTGCAAATACAAAGAAGCAGCCTTCACATCGCCATCGGATGCCCTCTGCCAGAGCGAATCAATCACGCTCTGCACCCTTTCAGGGTTGATGTTCAGTTCCGCTGCGCGCCTATCCCACTCTTTAATGAAACGTGCGTCACGTTTTATACGCCGGATTGAATCCTCGTGGATCTTATTTTCTGAAGCCCAGTCTCTTTGCGTACGCGGTTCACGTTCGTTTCCTTGTAGGAGCCAGTCCAGAAGTTTCTGCCAATTCTTTGGCATAACATGCTGTCCTGTTTCTTCGTCCCACTTCCAACCTTTTCCTCCACCGTTTTGTGGCATTTATTCATCCTTTGATTCCCAGTCGCTAATAAGATTAGACATCATGTTCATCGCGTCTTGAGGATCTTCAAAAAGTTCCCTGACACGGTTATCTTGAATAACCGCCCAGTGGAAGTATCCAACATGATCTAAGACCTTTTTCACTTCTACTTTTGTTTTGAGGTTGGTATTCATATGACATCTATTGTATGCGATAAGTGTCCCATTCGGGCATTCATAATAAAGATAGCACTATCTGAAATACATATCAAAAACTTTGTAAAAGATCGGGACAAAACAACTATACTGTAGTACAAGTACTTAGTATCATCCTCAGCCCCTCAAGGCAGAGGATGGTACTAGAATCCCTACTAAATCCCTTCGGCGCATACAGGCACCAAGTATGAGAAATATATAACCGCAGGGGAGTCTATGGGTATCTATACATATACTTAGAATCGTAGGGTACCCCCCGCAGGGGGGTGGGGTGCGGTGGTTCGGCGTGCGCGCGCGCTAGAGGTTCGTACTTCGTACGAAAAGCGCTAGAACTAAACGAAAATTGCCTCGCACACGCACGTATACGTACGCATAATGCACGATCAAGCGGACATGCGGGAGACTCTGGCAACCCTACGTAGTAGATGGTGGCTGGCTGGCTGGCTACTTCTCCTCTGAGTTATTTCCTCTTGAACGAAGTGAAAGAGGTAAATAACCTCAGAAGGAGAAAAGAATGAAAATTGAAATTACCGCCGAAGAATTGGAAATGCTGAAAGCAGTTGCCGCTAGGAATGAATGTTCCATTCAAGCAGTAGCAAAAGCGCCTACAACTCCGAAGGAGTCGGTTCGTCCTGTCATCAAGATGACAAAGGCTGACCGTAAGGTCAAGAATCAGAAGTTAATGCGTAGCATTAATGGGAAGTTGGCAGCGGCTACTAAGGCGACTGATAAGGCTAAAGCCTTAGTGTTTTTGAAGGATGCTCAGGCTTTGACTCCAGTCAACTGGAGTGGGGTTCAGGCTCAGATTGAGCGTAAGTATGTGGCTTTGGGACTAGGTAACTAGTCTCAGGGCTTCGCCCAATTTGACAGATGTCCGTTTAGGACATATAATGGTAAATCGTAGACGCAACTGGGAGGTTAGCGCATGAAACAAAGCAATTTAGCAAGTTTGGTAGACGATGCGTTCTATCATGGTGATGCTCAGGCATCTGGGTACAGGTGGAGAGCCGAACGGCATCGTATGTCTGTAGTAATCACGCATCATTCGACACCTATGTTCAAGGTGTGGTTTTCTCCGACAGCGATAGATATACGTGCAACTAGCGTTGAGGCTATCGACAGAGGCTACGGGTCTATGTCAGATAGGTGTGGAGTTCGCAGAATCACCGAAGGTGCTGGTGTCGGCATCGGGTATAAGGAACTCTACGAGGAGTAAAGTTTCGGTACTTAGTACTTTGAATGAAATGAAAAGTACTAAGTACCGAGTACTTTCTAAAAAAAAAATCGTTGCGGCTTCGCCGCAGGAAGGAAATAACAATGGAAACAATGCAAACACAATTACATAAGATTGCTCACCTATTGTCATTCGATTATGACGCATACAAGGCTGTACCTAACATAAGTATTGGTATGAAGCGGGAAGCGTGGCGTTACGAGTTGTCTAACAACGAGCGTTTACGTTTGTATGGGGTGGACTTTAATGAATCGCCTATGCCGAATATGAAAACGGTTAAGGCATCAATGGTACAGGAAGTACCTGCGTGGGGTATGACGTTGGTCGAGTATGAGCAATGGCATGCACAATCAGAGTTGGATGAGCAGGCGGCAGAGCCTGCTTACTTACAGGAGGTGGCGTAAATGTTTGATATTGATTATGAACATTACATACAAGAGGCTAGTGGACATTACTTCATTGAACATTTGCCTGATGATTGGAATAAATGGGAGCGTGAAGAACTAGACCGGTGGTGTGAGGATAATACTTGGGAACCATTTGAATACCATGATGCTGGTTGGGTGTTTGAACAAGCAACTACTCTTGCACGTACTATCCACAGGCTTGTGGAAGAAGCAACGAAACCGTTAGAGGATACTGTTGCAGAGTGTGAGCAAGAGATTGATCGCTTACGTAAGCGGTTGATAGAGGTCGGGAGTACTGACTCTTAATAAATCTCTTTGAACAAAGTGAAAAGAGATTGATTAAGAAGTCAGTCTGGAAAATAGCAGGAGGTGCTATGAGTAAAATGCAAAGCAGGATTGCGTTCGAGGGTGGTCATATTGATCTACCTGAGGGTGTGGTTTTGTCCGCAAAAGAGGAGCAACTGATCGCTGCTGCACTTAAGGGTGTGATGGTAGACAGTTCTCAAACAGCGCAGACTGGGTTAGGTAACTTGCCTAGATCACAGCGCAAAGCACATAACCAACGGCTGAATCGTAAGATCAACAGCATGTTGGCTAATGCAACCAAAGCGAGCAATGGCACGATTAAAGGTGGCGACAATAAGGTACGTGAGTGTCTTAATAATGCCGCTAAAGCATGCCCTTCGCATTGGGATAGTGTGCGCACTCGCATCGAGAATAAAAGGCTTGCCCTTTTAGGTTGATGTGAGGGTGGGTGCGAGCAGGAATTTGTAACTCCTGTATAGCAGGGGAGATAGCATCACAACCTGTTTCGTAGGGGTATAGTCGAAGTCAAGTGAGATATCGCTTGACGAGGGATGCCGGAGGACACTTTAAGAGGGCAATTCACTTAGGTGAAACGACTGTCTTTTGATGGATCGGGTTCGAATCCCGACTACCCACAATGCTATGCAAGTAAGAGAACGTGACGGGTTAGCGCTCGTTAGGTGGAGTAGTACTGAGACACCAGCGTTGATGAAAACATAGCAGGGGATACACATTTGATTATGAAAAGATATTTTCACATACCAGACACACGGGGTAATGCTCGGCAGGCTGGACGATACACATAACAGGGTACGAACATGCTCTCTACCGTCTGATGTGGTTGTGTGTTCCCGACTTTTTAGGGCAGGGTGCCAGTAAATATGGGGTCTTTCATTCCCTTTCCTTCGCTGGCATCCTGCCTGTTACAACAGTTCACTGGGAGGTGAGTAAATAATGGATGAATGGAATATACAAATATGTTTAGGTAACTGGCGTGGTTCAGTTCAGATACCTAAGTCAGTAATACCTGATGCTTATGACGCTAACCAAAAGGTTATTGATCTTGCATGGGATTGGGTAAACGAACAACAAACAGGAGGTAAGTAATGGGTTGGATAACTGGAATAGAAATAATTCGCAACAAAAAGGATGACTGCTATACGTACAAGTTTGAAGAAATAAATAGCGAAAATGAAATGCAAGTAGTGTTAAGCAGACAGTTCTCTAATTGGGGTGATTGTGTTGAGTTGTTACACGACAAGATTATGCAATGGATGCAAAACAACAGTTGTGTAGAGAATTGGAATGAAGATTGTGCTGAGGACAGGTTCAATCGCACAGACTACTATGAGGGGGCGTAATGTCTGAGGAAATAACTGAAGTAGACGATAAGTCGTATTACCCAATAGCAAGATTCTTAGCGAAACAATTACTTCTGGTGGGAGGATATGAAGCAGATGATTTCACCATTGAGTTTGTTATTTGGGCATCTACCTGTACTGCTAACACGCAAGTGTTGATACAGGAACTATTAGACAAAGCAATAGAGGAGGGTAATGTCTGATGTTACTAGCAGTCTATGAGGCTTACGCTAATTGCACGGCGGCAACTCCGTGCGAAGATAAAAGTTCGTTAAACATTAACGATTTCGTAGGCGAGGCATGGTGGTTTATCGCTGGTGTTCTCGTAACTGGATGGGTGTATGAACTCGTCAGACGTAAACGATTAAAGCGCTTACGTAAGAAGTCATACCGTTCAGGGTTGGAGGCATTACGTAATGTCACAGGCAACGTCTACGATGATAAGAAAGAAGAAGACAAACACTAGGAGGTGTGTGTTGAATTTAAGTACAATAGATAATCGTGCTGAACATGAACACAACTGGATACAACGTGTTAATGATGCGTTGCCACGTTCTGTTCACGCACAAGCAACGGCTGTTGACGCAAACTTTGATGTCCTTTATGAGACATTAGGGTGGCAACATCCAGACACTTCGCATTTTGTGTGGAATACATACAATCGAGGTGCATATAAGGGGCAACCAACCGATCAGGTTATTCTACGTGCAGATAATTACCTGCCGATGGGTAACGTATCAGGTCAGTACCCTGACCGTGACGGGTATCGTCATGTCTACGATGTGTTAGAGGACATGTTCCCACAGAGTTGTGAGAGTGTGACCATGTACGGTGGTGGACAGCAAGTGGTTGTTGAGCAGGTGCTTAACGATGAAGAACCCATTGACTTAGGTGATGGTGATGTGTTGCAACCTTTCATTTATACTCGTATGAGTTTGAATCAGGTTTGGAAAACTGAAATCATTCCTGTGTCTAAGCGTCTGGCATGTGAGAACATGCTGGGTACTGGTGGTCACATCATTGGTGTGCGTGCTACTAAGAACCACGATCAGATTCTTTCGCAGAAAGTTGTGGAAGAATCACAAAAGCAAGGGTTAGTTATCGCAAGGATGGCTCGTGTGATGAAAGACAAACCTTTCACAGACAACCAGTTCATGTCGATGATGGATTCGTTGTTGCCCTTATACACAGTGGTCGATGATGTTACTGAACGTACTCGTCAGAACATATTGAATAAGCGTACTGCTATACGTCAAGCATGGAGACAAGAACATCCTAATATGTGGGGCGCATACAACGCTTTTCAAGGTGCTGAACAGCATCGAATAAACATCGGCAACTATGCCGGTACGAACAAACACTTTCGTGTGCTGGGAGAAACAGTAACTGCACAGGAAAAGTGTTTGCTCAAAACTTTAGATGCTAAGGGAACCAAGATAGCGGACGAGGCAGAGGCTTACTTACAAGGTCTGATTAGTTACGCTCACTCAGAGGAACCTTTTTAATACTACACTGGTAGTCAGATGGTCGAGGTATCCACCTCCCCCTCCGACTATCTCGCAGGGGTGCGTCTGCGTATCAACGCACTCAACAATCCACTACTTTAGGAGGTAATTATGTGGACATTTACAACTGACGGATTCTTTTCCGTTGTCGCTCATTGGGAAGAAAGACTAAGAGACACTCACCTTATAGTGCGTGCGCGTGACAAAGAATCTTTAGAGAATCTTGCATACAAGTTGTCTCAATTAACTAAAACGTTACCTGCATATAATGCAGAGCATAAGTTTATGAAACCTGTTCAGGCTAATGACTTTTGGCTTGCCAAAATAAAAGAAACACCTGAGCGTGATTATCCTTACAGGATGTATATGTTGCGTGAAACATGGGCGCAGTACATGAGCCTGTACATAGAGAACCATAATCATATTAACTTTGATAATCGTAAGGCTGACTTGCAGTACACAAACTTTAAAGATGCGTGTGATAGGGCAGGTTTTGATGCGGCTAAACTCATTGCGTTACACAGGGTGTGGGAAACTATGGCATACGACTGGGATGACGCTCGATTCACCACAAGCAAATGATTAAGCCAAGCAGAGTAAAAAAGTGTGCAGTCAAAGATTGCAACGTTCCTATAAAATATTTCAAGCGAGGATGGTGTGAGAAGCACTATCAACGATGGTGGAAACATGGTGACCCTACCATTGTTTTGGGAGGTAAGGATTATGTGCGCCCAATATTGCAATGCTCAATCGAAGGGTGTTTACGGACTGACAGAATTACGCGAGGTTATTGTAGTAAGCATTATCAAAGGTGGAAAAGACACGGTGATCCTACTTATGTAAGACCAAATAAAGTAGGTGTGCTGCCCTGTTTAGTAGAAAGTTGTAATAACAAATACTATAAAAGAGGTTATTGTGGTAAGCATTACACAAGGTGGCGCGAATATGGTGATCCTAAAGGTGGGAAGTTACCTTATCGTGCAAATTCTGCTGAACAATATTTGAATGATCGTCACAAGAAAATGCCTTCTGGTTGTTGGGAATGGAAACACTTAAGCAAACAAGGATATGGAAAAGCACATCCTTATCCAGCAACGAGAGAAAACCGAAATGGAAAACAAACAATGGCTCATAGGTTTGCTTATGAAACATGGGTTAAACCAATTCCTGAAGGAGCGGTTATTCATCACAAGTGTCACAATCGTGCATGTATTAATCCAGATCATTTGCAAGCAATTACTGCAATAGAAAACACCGCTGAAATGTTTGAGCGTAAGGCTTACTTAAAAGAAATACGTGAGTTAAAGAAACGCATACGAGAACTGGAGAATGATGCGGCATGATAACTAAAGTGCTACTCATAGGAGCGTTAAGCATAGGAGGATGCTCGTCATTAAGTGAATACATCCAAGTGTATTTCGCTCCCGAAGATCATGACCTTATGGAACAGATCGCATGGTGCGAATCGTCTGCTGACCCAAACGATTCATACTCTGTTGCAATCAACCCTAAGAGTGGAGCAACAGGCTGGTTTCAGCACTTGCCTAAGTGGTGGGATGAGCGCAGTAAGAAAGCAGGGTTTGAGGGAGCGCATATCCTTGACCCTGAAGCAAACGTAGGGGTAGCAAGTTACCTCTACTACAACATGAATAGCAACCCCAGATGGGGTGGTGCTAGTCATTGGTATCCCTCGCGTAGATGTTGGGGAGGAAAGTAGAACAATGGAAATAGATAACAACACACCGTTATGCGAATACATACCGGATGACATACACAAAATGTTTGGTGACCCTGATCTTCCGCAACACCAGTTGCTTGAATCATTATGGTTGACATGCAACGAGTTGGCAGTAGGTGCGTCAGTGAACGTGGCGGCTATATCTTTTATCGCTCAAGAGACAGGGCTTGAAGATGCTTTGACAGAACACATGCATAAGAATGTGTTTACTCATCCAAGCATGCAAGAACCTGAACCTGAACCGTCAAGTCCACCTAAGTTGCACATTGTAGGCGATGTTAAGGATGACTGATGCGAAAACGTACAACAGGAATGACGTTACCTGAGAAGGTAGATTTCTGGTTAGACCCTATTAATAAGTGGTCACAATGGGAGGATGATTGTCTAATTTGGTTAGGCAAACTTGCATGGAATGGATATGGATGCGTTAGTCATACACATGAACACGGCAGAAAGCATCACATCCTGTCACGCCTTGTCTGTATTGTGAAGAATGGTGAACCGCCAGCACATAAAGACAGCGCCGAACACACTTGTGGTAGGCGGGCTTGTATAAATCCTAAGCATTTGTATTGGGGTTCAACTAAAGACAACAATAGGGAATCGCGTAGGAATCGCAGGCAAGCAGAAGAATTGCAAGAGTTAAACGAAGATGTTAAGTATATGGAAGCAAGAATCATACAGTTAGAACATGAGAAAAGTTTTCATCTAAGACAGAAAGGTTGGCATAGATGAGTGGTGGTTGGAAGCATGAGCAAGGAACGCTTACAAGAGAAGAATGGTTACATTATCGTAACATAGATGCAAAGAAGTTACGAAGTAAGAACGTAATCGTAAACGAATCTTCACCTAAAAAGAAATTTCAATAAGTAGAATAGTAAGTACTAAGTATCTTTTTAGTGTAACTAAAAAGGTACTAAGTAAGGGAGGTAGTAATGAACTTAGATTACCCGTTGCATTTAGATGCAGATGGTAGGTGGGTACACACTTGGGTTAGACAATCGTCTATCAAAACAGCAGATATGTGCATGGAGAAATGGCGCACCGACATTTTTAATGTTGTAAGCGAACCGTTGAAAGATGCCAGTGAATTAGGTACTGCATGTCATGCGGCTGTTGAAGATTTATTAAACGCACGCATAGAAAACCAAGGCGAGATGTCCTTGTCAGATATGTTGACTGCGTTTGAACACTATTGGTTTGATGTCGTTGATGACATAACAGTATGGAACAAATTCACGGCTGCGTCTGGGTACGAAGCAGGATTATCCAAACTTAAAAACTGGTACGAAGAAATCTACCCGCAGTTAAACCCTGTTGAGGTAGAACACACGTTTAATGTTCCTCTAATAGAGGATGAGTTTAGAGTTGTCAGACTCACAGGTACTGTGGATCTGATTGAAAAGGATCGCTGTTGGGA